ATTTGTAGAAGGTTTGAGCCGTGTTCGACACTAGCCTTCGCGTTGAGGTCGACGATGGCTGGACCATCTAGACCGATTAAAAGATCCTGATACAACTCTCCCGACTTGATGATCGAGATCTCGCTGCCGTTTCCGGCATCGTCGGTGATCGCGGATTCAGCCAAGACGCCAACAGCTGTCTGACTTCCGTCAGTGGCAGCATTGCTGTACGGCTTGTAGAAGCCCGCATCGGCCCCCGAAGTAGCGTATCCAAGCACCAGACCTGCTTCGTATGTGACTGTCAATCCGGCGCCGGCCTTGACAATACGCCCACCAGCGAACCGCAATAAATCACTGCGCTTGGCAATGACGTTCTTGAAGTTCTCTCGGCTGTCCTGTGGGATGAACAGCGAATCTCTGTATTCCTGAGATGGCATGTAGACTCCTTTCGTCTATTTATCTCTCGGGAAGGCTCACGCCCATCCCAGTTAGTGTTTGTCTTCGATAACCTTTGGCTTGCCAGCGGGACCGTTGACAGGCTCTTCTTCGCCCGCCTCTAGCTCTTGGCCTTCCTCTTCCTCACCCTTGACGAGCTCCTGCACCATTCCGGCGAGTCTCGCCATCTGGGTGTTCTGCTCATCGACCTGGGCCTGAAGCTCGTTCATTGACTTCTGGTAGTCCTCGGACTTTACGTCTCCGGTACCAGCGCCTTCGAGGTGCTTGACCCCGTGCTCTTCCAGATGCGATGCCATTTCGGCATGCGCGCCCTTCGCGCCCTCGACGTCGCCTTCTTCAAGGCATGACTTCAAGTGGGCCATGTGCTTCGCGAACAAGTGCGCGAGCTGCTTCTCGTCGCCCTCTTGTCCCGGAACTTCATGTGGATCCTTCCCAGGCTGGATCTCTTCTTCCTTTGGACCAGACAAATGAGCGTCGGCCTCTGGATCTTCTTTGATCTTGGCTCCCAATTTCTTAAGGGCTCCACGGGTCTCCGCCTTTAGGCGCTTGATGTCGGTCTTCTTCATTCCGCGACCGATGTCAGAGAACTCAACTGCGTCCTTGGAACCGCGCTGTGTCGGGTCGACCTGCGGCTCGCGCAATTCGAAGGTTCCGATCACGGTGTCCAATGAATCGTCGGAAAGCTTCGAGAGCTTCTTGACGTCCATCTTCTTGTATTCAGCTGGGGTCAGCTTTCCCGATCTCATCAGTGCAGTCAGGCGGTGAGTGACCTTGCCGGCCTTTTCCGTCTGCTTCAACTGTACGATCGCTTCCTTACCCTTGCCCTGCAAAGTCGAGAGCTGATCGCCGATCTGCTTCAGCGCGGTCAGGCGCTTCTTGTGCGACGCTAGTCGCTTTACGTTTGGTGTAGGCATTCGTTCTTCCTTTCGTGATTTTTTCACGTCTTTTGATTGTGATAACAGCATGGCGCCAGGGGCCGCCGGTTCAATGACAGTCGAGACTTCCCCGAGCGTGTCCGAATTCTCATCGATACCAATTGATAGGTGATAGATCCGTCCGTCAAGCACCTTCTGGATGTTGTCCTCGCCGATGAACGTGATCCACGTCACCGCGCAGGATACGTTCTTGCCGACCTTCGGGACGTCCATGACGGCGTACTCGAGGTTGTCGGTCATGCGACCACGGATGCGGTCGTTCGAGTCGTTCTCGTGCTGGTCAAGCACTGGGTCATACGCGCCTATCGGCATCGCGTCGCCGTACTCCTTGCGGAGCGCGTCCATGACCTGATTCTGGTTCTTGACAATGTTCTTGATCCTGTCGGCGTCGAACTTGATCTCGCCGTCGCCTGATTCAAACGTGATCTCGGAGCCGTCCGGCCCTGAGTGGACGAGGATGCACTTCTTGCGAAGCTGCCCGTCGACCGCCTTGTCGGATTCCCCATTCTGAACGGAACCCGAGGATCCCTTGAGTCTCTTGAATGTGCTCACTTCTTCCAACCTTTCGGCAATGATACGACTTTACGTTTGGATGGATCGCGCTGGGGATCTTCCAACATCTTAATGTTTCGCGGGATATTTACAAGCGGAATCAAATGGGACCGGCAGTTCCAGTGGCATGCAGGCGTATTTTCGGCCAAAAGCCTCGTACCCGGACGGTACACAAGCCCGTGCCTTGACCTGCAGATCGGGGTCCGCGACGAGTCCCTGACGCTGTCGAACAGGAAGCCGATGATCTCCGGATTGTCCTCGTAGTACGCGGTCTGCGTCCTGCCGAAGTAGTTCGTCGTCTCGGTCCTGAACACGGTCTCAACCCTCGATTTCGAGGCCTGCCATGAGGACATCATCATGTCCTTGGCCTCCTTCATCGTGACCTCTCCGTCCCTAATAAGGGGCATCAATTCACCGAACTTGCGGCGAAGCTTCTGCTTGTACTGCCTGCGCATCCTGTCGGTCAGAACCTCGGAACGCTTCATGATCCTCGGCCAGTACCGCTTGTCCCTGAAGACCTGCTCGAGTGATCTGAGGTCCTTCGGAAGTCCCATCGGAAGCTTCGCAAGCCTCTTGCGTCCGCGCCGCTCAATCCGCATTTCTTCGTCGCACGAGTGAAATGCCGATTCAATGACCGAACGATAGAAGTCCTCCATGATCTTGCCCATGTCCTGCAGCTCCGGATCTTTGTACCTTCCGTTCGCCTGGTATTCGGTGAGGACCCAGTCGACGGCGAGTTCCATGTATGATTCCATGACCTCGGTGTATCTAGAGACGACGCGGTCCTTGCGATTGACCTGCTGCTTGACCTGCTGGGCCTTCACCTTGTCGAGCGTGAATGGGATCATGAATCCCCCATAATGGTGTCAGGAGATGGACTTGAACCACCGTCCTCAGGGGAATCACCCTTACCCTGCGCTCTAACCAGCTGAGCTACCCTGACCCTGTTCAATATATTGTAGACTGACTTGACGGTTATCCCGAGGAAGTGGGCGGTCTTCATCTTATTGCCGCCGAACATGTCGAGGGTCTGCACGAGTATCTCGCGCTTCATTCCCTCCATCGTCGTGCCTTCCTCGAACTTGTAAGTTATCATACCCGATAGTTGGGAAGCGTCGGATCTTCCGGCGTCCCGTCCTCGTTCGGCTTCTTCTGCTCTGAACCTGGTCCCTCTGGATCGGTTTTGAGGTCCTCGTCGGTCGGCTTCCCATCTGGTCCGAACGAAGGGACGTCGCTGAGCGGATCATTCGGATCCGTCACCTGCAGCTGCACCGCCGCCTTCTTCTTGAGGTTCATCTTCTGGCGAACCTCGTCCATGTCGGTCTGATCCGACGGGTCCATGTAACCCTTTTCGGTCAGGTTGCTGAAAATGTTCGACAGCTTCTCCATAGAGTCTTCGTCGTACTCCTCGAGGATGAAGTCGCCATATCCGTGCTTCTCCCATTGTTCCTTAGGGAAGTTGTACGAGATGATCTTGCGGATGAACTGATCCAGAATACCCTGCTTGATCGGCTTCAATTTGCCGTCGATGATCTTCTCGAATATCTTGTGGTGCTCTTGGCCGAGTGAATACGATCCGCCGCCGTCCCCGCCCATCACCAATGGTGGGATGAGGAGTCCGCGCATGATCGCCTTATTGAAATAGTCGATGCCGTCCTTGAACACGTTCATGTCGCCCGCGATCTGGATTGCCTCCACCTCGTAGGTCTCGCCCTTCTTGCCGGGCATGACGATGAACGATGAGTTGTGGATGGTCTTGAATGTCGCAGCCATCGCCTGATCGGCGCGCATCTCCTGCACGTTCGCCGGTCTGTGAGGGTCTTGATTCTGCTGCTTCACGCTGTCGTTCGGAGCCGCGTATCCGACCAAGAGCGGAGTGCCCTTGCGATCCGCCGCCACGATCCACATCTTCAGGAAGGCGTCCTTGGCAACCCAGTTCTTATAGATCCTTCTCAGGATCGATCGTCCGTAGGGGTTTCCGAACTTACCAGTCGAAGTCGAGCGGAGGTGGATGACCTTGCTCTTCGGTATCTTGACAGTGAGATAAGTGAGGTCAGCAGCAATGCGAATAGGATAAGGATAGTCCCCGACTGAAGCATACAGATCAGGTCGGAATCCATCGAGGTCGCCGAGTCTGACACCCAGCACGTAACTGTTGAAGAATGTATTATGGAAGCGTTGGTATTGATAGATTCCATCCGGTAGAACCTCCCCGTGCCTGTTGACTGCGAATACTAGAGTCAGTGGTGCATAGGTGGCGAGCTTCTCAGGCACGAACGCCGGAGCTCCGTCGAAATCCGATTTGAACGTCCAGACCTGCTCGGTGACCGAGAATCCGGACCATTCGCAGGAGAGCATCTCATCGAGGCATTCATGCCACGAACCCTCCATCTGATCGATCGCGCGTCTGACGAACTTCTGAATGTTAGGATCTGGATGCGTATAGTCCCCGAAGCGGGCGATCATGCACACGTTCAGGAAGTCGATCCCTGATCCGATCGTCTCATCGGTGTCCAACATTCGCTTGTAGGTCTCGACCGATACCGTCGATGGATTCGCGATGAAACGCGACAATGAACCGTAGAGCTGCGGGACCGATGTCCCCATGGTTACCTGCTCCTGCTGGAGCGATGACAGTTCGTCGTACCTGTTGGTGAGTTCGGCCTTTATGTTCGGCGGTACGTCGTCGATCCAATCGAGCAATGACGACGACGCCGTTGATGGCAGTACGGACATGGTGATTCTCCTAAGTTAAGTTCGGAGGCGCGTATGGTGGCGCGACCCCGCCAGAGGTATCAGTGAGTGAGCTCGGGAAACCGCGCTCGAACACGTCGACCTCATCGATCAGATATTGCGTCTCCTTGGTGCCGAAACGCAAGCCTATTCCTGGTGCGGTAGCCGTCGCATTGATCGAGATGACTACGGTCGTCACGCCGACGCTGATGATGATGGCTCCAGCCGGGATGCCGGGACCTGATACGGATTGTCCGTTCTTGAGTCCGACTAAGGATGCGACGTTCGCAAGGATCGGGGAATCGACGGCCGTATCCCCTGTCGTAGCGAGGACCTGTCGGTCGATCTCTGCACGGACCGTTTGCCCGTTGCCTGATTTGAGCACCTTGGTTCCTCGCTCAATGTCCGGACCAGCAGGGATTTCACCTGGGATCTGAACCGTGAACAACGACGCCGGATATGATCCGACCACGACTCCTGTATATCCAACGAGGTCCGTCAGTGACGGGTCCTGCATCGCATAGAAGAACGTCACGATGTCGTTCGCCGATACCACATCGGGAGCCCGCGAAAGCTCGGCGTTGTACGCCACCGACTTCATCAGTTGGTGCGTGAGAACGGCGTCGTCGCCCTTTACGAATTGATTGACCCTAGCTGATTGAACCATTTGATCTCCTAGTGTGTTGTCCAGTTGTATGCGTCGGCAGCGTCCTTCTGGCAAACCTGAAATATGTCAGCCACTCCTGCTCCGCCTTCGATGTTCCATGTCAGTCCGCGATGAGCGGAATCGCATGTCGGCTGCGCTCCGGATGTGTTCAATTGGAATCCCCCCGAAGCAGCTGCCTGTCCGGTTACGTCGAGCGCCAATCCGGAAGCCGGTAGGCCAGTCGATCCACCGATAACGACGTCCTTAGCGAACCAGTTATCGGCCGTAGTTGCTGACACGTATACTCCCCATTTGTTCGTAGCCGCTGAGGCATCGAACAGCGAGTTCACTTCAAGTCCCTTTAGGTTAGTGATCGACAGAGTTCCACCCTCAGGCAATACTCCGAGCGCCTCGAACAGTGTGAAGTTCGTGATCGTTCCACCCGTGCTCTGCGGCGGGATTCCTGCCCCTGCGGTCATATAGTGAATGGTGTCGATCGTCTTGCCGGATACGACCCCGATCTGATTGACCAATCCATTGACGTTGAAGCCGAGCGAGTTTCCTGCCCCTAGAGTGTTGTCGGCCAACATGTCGTCTTCTGCCAATACCGTTGGACCGATGTTGTTACCGAATCCGAACGATCCTGACATTGGATGCCCAGTAGCGATATGAAACTCTCCGCCGACGAGGTTCATCTGGAACTCGCCTGGAGTCGCCGACAGGATCGAGGTGTCGTATTGCGACGATACCTGAAGGGAACCGTCGTTGATCGAAAGTCCGGTCTTCTGCTGATCTGATGAGTAACCGGAAAGGTCGACGTTGACCCCTCGGATGTTCTTGCCTGGCGCGAGCGTATTGGATCCGCCATCGACGCTTAGTCCGGTAAAGTTATCGCCCATCGTGGAGTTGGTGATCGCGAAATGAGCCAGCTGTACTGAGCCAGTGACGGTATCGTTCGAAGGCGTGAACTGAATTCCTGATAGCTGTCCGATTGCAGCGTTGTTCACGTATCCGTTGTAGTTTATATAGTCGGTGATCACGCCCGTCGTGTTCGCGTCGGATCCGTTCTCGATCGCGTGGTAGTGTCCAGTCGATGAGGCAGCTCCGAAGTTGGGGAACAGTCCGAGTCCAGTTATGAAGCCAGATGTTGTTCCATTGATGCCCGGATTCACGTTGATGAATTGCGCACCGGTATAGCTAGATCCCACATCTAATTGTGGGTATATGCCGATCCCATTGAAGTTCGCCATCGTCGAATTGGCTTTGAACTCTGGATTTACGATGAATGCGTTGTAGCTGTTCATCGTCACGGCCACGGTTCCATCGCCGAACTGTCCGCCGACCGCATAGGCATTGACATCGCCCATGGATCCAGCCGTGTTCCAGCTCGTATTC